TCAATCGGGGCCATGCTTTTGATAGGCTGAGTCACAAAAGTCACTGAATAAAGCAAAGCAGCAACAATGAACATGAGAATAAGCGTGACTGCAATCACAACAAACCCCCAAATCCTTACCTCAATCTCTTCAGTTGTTAGGCTTGTTTTCTGGTTGGACATCATTGATTTTTTTCTCCAAGATTGGGGCAACTAAGTACTCAGGGCAAGTCTGAGTGAATTGGCATCTAGGTTTCTGACATTGTTCAGCATGGAAATTGTCTGGGTTTTGGCAAAAATAGCGATATTTCTCATCACAACCAGTTAGCAGTAAAAGAAGCAATAAATATCTCATTTACCAAGTCCAATCTTTCCAAGTAGAAGATTAACAATTCTGTCAGACAGATCATCAGGAAGGAACTTTAAAAAACCCAAGAAGTAAAGTGCCACAAGCCCGTAGACAAAGATTTTTAAGCACAAGTCAAAAGTTTTCTGGTACTCATTCACCGACCACACCTTCTGGTTGTTTGACAGAAATCCATCAACTCATAAATGCCAACAAAGACCAAAAACAAAACAAAGAATGTCCCACCTATTGCCAAAGCAATCTCTAACTGTTCTTGCTCTTTCTGCTTGGCTTCTTTCTCTGCCTTCTTTAATGCGCTTATCTCTTTAGCATCTGCCAAGTCCATCTCTGCTTGGCGGGCTTTAATCTTGTTCCAGACATCAATCTTGCCTGTTTGCATAAAGAGCATCTTTAACTCTTCCTCAAATGCTCTGGCTTGCTCTAGCGCCATCTCAATCTGTAAGGCAGTTCCCATGTTGGAACCTTTGCCAGATTGCTTGGCCTGAAGCATGGCCTTGGTAGCAGTTGACTTGGCATCAAAAAGTTTGCCAATCATTGGCGCAAGTGAGCCTAGGTCTTGGGCAACACCTGCCGCCTTCTTGACCATGCTAATTGCCGACTGTATGCCAGCTAGAGCCGTGATTGGATCAATCATTTTTTCTCAACCTTTTGCCACTCAAGGCATACTACCTTTCGGTTGTAAACATCACCTGTCCATGCCCACCTGACACAACGATATTCAGTTTTGTCTTTACTAGATGCCACCAATGTAAACAACATTGATGACATTAGTAACCATTTCACGGGAAAGCCCAAATTATTATGTAACTACAAAACACAATAAGACAAACAAGAAAGAATGCCGTAACAAATGCTAGGGCAAAGTCTTTCATGTTATCTAAACAAGTCAAAAAGCCCTTGAACTGGCTTTTGAGGTATGAATTGGTCAGGGTTTGTGGTTGCTTCAGTCATAGCTTGACCCATTGCAGTACCCATGCCACCAGCGCCTTGCAGTTGCTCACCAAGTAAGAATCTAGTTCCACCTTGGCTAGAAAGTGCATTAGCCAATCTATTTGCTCCTACTGGCACAGCGGCAGCAGATGCAGCACTAATTAGTCCAGTTCCAAACCCACCCATGCCCAAGCCTTCAGCAAGTTGACCACCAAGGCCAAAGCCACCTGCGATACCAGTTCCACCCGCCACATAAGGCAACAATGCTGCGCCAGTTGCAGGTGCGACTTTAGGTGTAACAGCACCACGGGTTGTGTCAACAATGTCTCTCAACAAAGTTACTTCATCTAGCAATGCAGGATTATCTGCAAATGCAACACGCTGTGCAGTTGGACTATCTGGTCTGCCAAGATTCAAAGTTCTTGTAAATGCAGGTGCTGAGAATCCAGTAGCCGCATCAGGATTAATAGCTCTGTTTCTAGCTTCATTCAAGATAGAGTATTGAGCAGCTTGTTTACCAGTTGGTGACATCAAGCTAAAAGCAAGTTCTGCAGTTGCAGGGTTCTTATCAAAGCTAAATCCTTGTGCTACCAAATCAATGTCGTTTTGCGGAGTCTTACTAGAAACAAGTTTGTAGATGTTTGTGTCTTGTCTGAAAGGCAAAACAGTCTCTTTAAACTGAGCCATTGCCTTTTGGTGTTGTGCGCCAGCAGGTGTGGTCAATGGTAAACCATCAGGAGCAAATCCAGGTGTTGCCCATACATCTACGTCATCAGCCAAACCTTTGTATAACTGATTTATTGAATTTAATTGCTTCTCGCTATAAGAGCCAGGCACAAGACCCTTGCGAACACGCTCCATCTCTGAGAATACTGTAGATTGCAAATCACGTAGCTCTTTATATGAGCCACCGCCACTTTGAATTAATGTATTTAACTTCTCAATTGTCTTTTCAATGACAGGAGTCTGAGAAGTAGATGGGAATTGATTAATAACATCAATTGTTGCTTGGTTTGTATTACGCAACGGAATGATGTCATTGCCAGCTAATGCCTCTGCTTGTTTAAATTCAGGGCTTACATTTGCTTTAGCAGTTTGATATTGCTTACGCAAGTCATCAGCAATGATCTTTTTCTCGCCACCTTCAGACATTCTTGAAGGACGCAAGTTTTCAGTAGTTTTCTCAATTAACTTTTTAACTTGATCTGCTTTTACTTGATTAGAAGACTCTTTTGAGAATCCTAATTGACGTAATTTATCAATAGTCCCTGCGCCTGGGCCGCCAACATCACCAACATCTACATTAACACCACGTTGAGCCGCAGATTCAATAATCTGACCAGTAACAGGATCACGATAGCGTGTGCCAGAAGGAATATTCCCCGCACGAGCTGCAACAGCACTAGCAGGTAAACCTGCCGCCAAGTTAATGCCGAGCAATGCTAGTGGATTTTGTACATCGTAAACATTACGAGCAATTTCAGCAGCACCAGTACCAACAGTAGCACCTGCCGCTTGAGCAATAGGTTGAGCAGCCAATCCACGACCAACAACTTGAGCAGTTAAGTTAGGAGCTTGTTGCAATAAACCACCTGCACCACCCATTGCAGGAATACCTGCTACTGCACGAGTAACATTAGCAATACCACGTTCAAAGCCAGTTTGTGGTTGTGGCAAACCAAGCAAGGTTGCAAAGTTTGACATTGACTGACTAGGAGTACCTAGTTGGCTACCAGTAGCCCTGTTAATCAACATATTTAATGGTAAGCCAACAATGTCAGCAACCTGTCCCAAGCCTTCCATGCCATATCGAGCAGTTAAGCCTACCTGACGAGCAATGGAGTCTGTATTTTGTCTTACAGGTGGTCTATCAACAACTTGCTTGCCAAGTAATGCTGGATCAATATCACGATATCCAGCTTGAGGAACAGCAATAGTCCCAACATCAGATGTGCCAATATTAGCAATTGGTGCTGGTTGTGTTGGCCTACCAATAAAAGAAGGATCAATATCTCTAGATGTTGTCATTTTTGTACCTACAACTTTCTCAACATAGTCTTGCGTTTCTTTAAATGGAGGAACCCCTCCATACTTTTGAACATTGCCAGGACCTGCGTTATAAGCAGCAGCTACCAAAACAGGATCTTGAAACTGCTGTGATAACTGGCTTAGATACTTAACACCACCTCTGATGTTATCTTTCCAATCCATGCGGTTAACACCAAGATCTTTAGCTGTAGCACCCATTAATTGCATAGGTCCATACGCACGATCATTGAACCTAGTTTTAGGTCCTATAGCGTTAAAGTCGCCTTTAGATTCTGTTTCAACAATCTTCTGTACTAAAGAATAAGGAACGCCTTGCCTCTGGGCTTCTTGCCTAGCAAATTCGTAAACTTGTTCTCTGGTAGCCATTAGTCATAAACCCTAAAAATACCGCTAGGTAATTGATAAGCATTTTTGCCTTTGTCAGGACCAGAAGTAACAGGAAATTTAGGCAGATATTTACGCAGCTTTGGATCTTCAAAAATAGATGAACTACCCTGTGGTGTCTGTGACCATTGTTCAACAACATTAGGAACAGGGTTCTTGGTTACATAGTTGTAATAATCCTTCTTACGCTGATTAGCAACCCTAGTAAGATCTAAGTAATACTGGACAGCCTCTTTAGGATTCGTGATTTGTGGACCACGAGAAGCACTAAATTGAATATCTTTGTCTGAAGTAGCTCCAACCAAATCTTGAATGTTTGCAGAAGCAACATCAGCAACTGATTGCAAGAATAGTGGTGAGTCAACAGCAACTGCTTTAGCTCTGTCGCCACCAATTCCCAAACCTGTTGCAATAGCCGCAGCTTCAGATTTAAATCCTGCAAACTTACCTGGCTCAAACGCACCACGATTAATGATGTTTTGTAGGTTTTGCAAACTGGCATCAGAACTAGTAGCCGCTTGAAATCCTTTAAACGCAGCTTCTCTAACAGGCTTGTATCCCTCAAAAGCTTGCACTTCAGAAGGAGATAAGGCAGTTGGCTGACCCATAGCGGCTGCTTCTGTTGTCCTTTGTGTTCTTCCACTTGCAGGAACAACAACATTAGTAGGAGTTGTTTGTAGTGCAGCTTGTCCTTCACCAAATCGCTTATCAAAAGCCAATTGCTGTTGAACTGTTCGCATATTGGGAAGCAAATTAGTTTGAAGCAATCCTGCATCATTCATGCTCAACTGTGCGCCTACTGGAACTTCAGGCAATGTAGTTGCAACCTTTGCCGCCAATGCGCCTGTAACTGGTTTTGCCTCAAACATACCAGTTAAAGGATTAAATTGAGTTTGAATTTGATCTTTGCTAGTTGGCAAACCACGAATAATCTGCATATTAGGGTTCATCAACAAATCACCCTGAACTCTTGGTTGCAATGCAGTAATAGTTTCACGCATTGAACTCTGAGAAGCAGTAGGCAATGCCAATACATCTTGCAAAGCATTCTGTATGTTGAATGGCAAACCTTGCGCTCTAGCGCCCTTGATTTGCTCTTGTTGTGCCAATTGATCTGGCGTAACAGGACCCATATAAGCAGGGTTAGCTTCTTGGAATTTAGTAGGAGTGTACTTAGATCGGAAGCCTTCCAAGGCAGCTTGATCTGCTTGGGCTTGTTGGCTCTTACGCAACATATCTTGCATAGTAATTGCAGTAGATGGAATATCTGATGCTGACTTAAAGCCAACACCAGGATCACCACTTAATAAACTACCAATCAAAAACTGTTGAGTGGCTTGCTTTTGCATTGCTTGTTTTTCAGCATCAGACAAGCCCGTCAATGCGGCATCAGATAACAACCCAATATTAAAAGGCATAATTTACTCCTTAACCAAGACCTAACAAGCCAAGTAAACCTTGTCTTGATGTGGATGTAGATGTTTGACCAGAACCACCACCAACATTGATGCCCAATGCTTGATTGATAATCTGTTGTTGCTCCAAAGGAAGATTGCGAATGGCATCCAACTGTTGTTGGCTAAGTCCTTGACGCAATAAAGCTTGGTCTGCCAATGCTTGATTAGCAGCCAACCCCATATTCTGACCAGTTGCTCCAATGTTTGTCATTTGGTTAGCAGCAGCTATTGATTGTTGATTTGCAGTTAAGCCAGCACCTTGATTAGCAAGACTTGCTTGCAATGCACGATCAACATTAGATAGACCCGCTTGCTGATACAAATTAGCTTGTTGGGCAGCACGAGCATTTTGAGCCGCTTGATTAGCCAATGCAACTTGTTGAGCATTTTGCGTATTAAGAGTGCCAGTAGATAAGTCAATACCTTGATTAGCCAAAGCCGCACGTAAAGCCGCATCTTGATTAGCCAAACCAAACTGACCCGCAAGTTGTAAAGACTGCTGAGTAACACCAATGTCTTTAGCTTGGTTAAGTTGAGAGGCTTGCATCGCACGAGCCAAATCAGCTTCAGAAAGTCTTGAGGCGGCATCAAATGCAGCGGCATTCTGTTGGGCAATCAATCTAGCGGCATTCTCGCCATAAGCACGATTAGTTTCTGCTTCTGCTACGCCCTGACGAGAACCACCAAAAGCTTTAGCCGCAGTAGCTTGTGCAGCAGTACGTTGTTGTTCAAGTTGTCTAGAACGCTCTAGATCAGCCAAACTTACATCTGTTACTGCTTTTGTATAAGGATTTAGATAGTCTTGAATATTTTGATTCAAGAATGAGCCTGCTGTTACATCACGAATATTACCTGCGGCTTTTGGAGCAATTGACCCTAGTGCTTCTGTAGCCACCTGTGCGCCAGTAACACCTGCGGCATTCACATCACGTATACCAGTTCTAGCTAGTTGCGCTGCTTGCGCTAATGCAGCAGGATCAACAGTAGCCCCACCATACGTACCAGCAGTAACTGTTTGAGGTTTATATGCACCTGCTTGACTTGCCACAGTATAGGCATTACGCAAGGCTTGATATGTCTCATTATTTGGGTTTGCAAGATTACCAATATTAGCCATTGCAGTATTCTGCTCTGGAGTAAATCCTGCAAATTGACGAGCAGTTAACCCACCTGCAGCAGTTTTTGCAGATCCATAGTTTTCTAAAAATAGATCACGAAGTGCAGGATCTAATTGTTGCTGACTTGAGCTTCCACCACCTAGAGACATATTATTCCCCTTGTATCCATTTAATTGCATCATCATGTGAAGTAAAGTACCTCCACATTTCCGTACTAGTTTCCCTCATTGCTTCTTTTCCTCTAAGCAATAAGACTATCATTGGAGCTATTTGTAATGAAATAATACGCAATGTGAGCGCATAGGCTCTGTCGTTGGCATTACCATTTTCAAGTTCTACAGAGTCTTGCCAGGCATTTATACTCTGAATCACTAAAGGCATTAAAAACGCCCTATTCTGATTAAAGAACTCATTTGTAGGTAGCGTCACCAAAGCGTTCCAAAAGACAGTATCTATGTCTTTTCTGCTAGGCTCTTTGTCTTTATCTACTAAGTCATCCCATAACTCAGCAATACCTGATAAAGCCACCAAAAAGTCTACAGCACTCTGGTTGCCACCAAACCATTCTAACAGTTTGGCATTTCTTAATTCACGCCAATTCTCAGAATCATGTTCAATCATAATATATTTAACGCAAACTACCTAGTTTTCCATCAAATCTAATAGTTCCAACACGCCAATCAGACAGGGTATTTCCTTCTATCTTGACTGCAATTTGTCTACCGCTAATTCTCACAGAAGTGGGATTAACCATTGTGTATGGGCCATAACTATATTCTGTGCTTGTTGGATAGAATTTAGTGCTAAATCTAGCTTTGACATCACCCAAGTTCTTTTCATCAGGAACTAATCCTGTCAAACTCATCGTTCTATCCCCATTGCCTATCTCTACTGGTCCTGACTCAGCAAACAATGTCTGACCATCATAAGCAAAACCAACCTCATGCTCATAAACATAGCCATCAGTTGATACCATAATTACATTAGAAAAGATGCCACGATCTGTACCGCAAGTACGAGCCAAAGTGCCAATAGCCCAATGATTCTCACGATAATTGTAAGAAACATAGGAATCTATTTCAGTAGAAGTAGCACTTGGGTAAAACCACCAGATTTCACCATAGGTGGAGTTATGGACACAATAGACCTTTGATTGCTGTGCAGTATTAATGTTGCTAAATACATAATCTGACACATCTGATGCCAATGGCTTTACAAAACCATCATATATCCAGAATCCTGATCCAGACATCCAAATGCAAGCATTATCAGTAGCGGCTACTGATTGCTTAGAAATAACTCCACAACCAGAGCCTACACGCTCAAAACTGTAGATAAAAGGTGGGCCAATGTATGTAGCAGTATGCACATCAACATCAGTAAACAGGATAGTAGCGCCTCGAATGCGTTTAGCGCATTGCAAAGAACCAACTGTAGTCAACTCAAAGTCACCCGCTTGGTTTGTGGCAGCAGGAGTCCATATAGTATTGTTTTCTTGGTCACACCATTGAACTTTACGAGGATTGCCACCTGCTCCAAGTGCAAATAAGAATCGTTCTTGAGTAACAATCAGGCCAGTGCAGCTAGTTGGTGCGTTAGTAATAGCAACAGCATCATTGGCAGTATTTAATTGCCATTCAAGTAACTTACCATCCTTTGATGAGCAAGCAACCAAATACTCACCCCAAGTGTCCAGACTCCAAGTTGTAGCAGGTGTGTTTGATCCTAAGTCTGGTCTAGCAACGCCATAGGCAAAGCTTCCATAAACTCCATAACCATAACCAATCTTGACTACAGCATCTGGATCTCCAACAGTAAATGTTGCGGGAGTGATGTCTGTCAAAGTACCCGCTTCATTCATCGAATAAAGCTTGGAATGCGTACCAATTCCGATTCTACGATTGCCTGAATTGTCTTTCCAGTTTATCAATCCTCTAGCCATGCCAGTTAATTGACTAGTTGAACGCTTACGCCATCCACCTACTGGACGTATAGTACCTTCGTACCAACGTACCAAATTTGAGCCGTTCCAACGACCTTTAGACTGATATTCAGTCCCATTTTTGTATACGCCTGGAGGAATTTGTAGTGGAATGTAAGCCATGTTCGTATTCTATAGTGTAGGTAGGTTAGACACAAACGTCATGGTAGCAATGGCTGATGGCACTGCTGGTCTTGTGGGGCTGGCGCTTGTCCCAAAATGCTCAATACTTACACCAGTATTTTCAGTTCTCCACACAATCTCAACGTAATCATTAGCAGCCATGTCAACAAAGAAATTCAATGCAGCAATGATATGGCTTGGGTCACCAGTACTTTTTCTTGGAGGAGGGTGAAATCTACTGTTTGAGTTAGCAATGTTTGTACCATTCTTGCGAAACCAAATATCTACATCTTGACCATCGTTTGTGGTGTTTTTTAGTTGAATGGAAAACTGCAAATTCCAGATTCCAGCATCGGCTACAGTAATTCTTGACCCACTTGCTATTGTCACACCATTACTAAAGTCTGTAGTATTGAATGTAACGGCATAGGCTGTTGTTGTATTGGCGGCAACTTGGTCAGTAGAGTCTTGAAAAGCCCCATGAGGGTTATTAAAATACTTGCCACCTCTTGGGCCAATCACAGACTGTATTGAATTTACTAACTTTGTAAAAAACAACCTCAAAAGTCCATTATTTTGATTTTGGAGACTTTGAGAATAGACAACCCCTGACGTACCCAATGATGGTATCGCAGGAATATCTAACTGTTGCTTTACATTAGCCATTACTTTTTAAGCCAAGTCTGCCAAATAGCACCAGCCGCCATAACTAGACCACCTATCCATAGAATAGGCTTTGCTAAAGAAGCAACCCAACCCAATACTTTAAAAGCCCCATCAAGGGCATCAATGGCCTCTACAAGACCTTTTGTATTGTTGTCAATGCGATCTACCTTGCCTTCTACGGCAATCAGTCGCTCATATATTTGCTCATGGCTTACATCTGACATATCAATACTCAATCAAAATAACGCCACCTGCACCAGCGCCACTTGAGGAATTTCCAGCTTGACCACCACCGCCAGAACCATAGGCACGACCTGCAAATGGACCATTAGCATAACTAGAAGAACCACCTAAACCACCGCCGCCCCAAAATGATGAGCCACCATTTGTACCAATTCTGCCTGTACTGCCTGGAGCATCAAACCATGCCGATCCTCCATGTGAATCACCACCAACAATATTTAAGTCGCCACCACTAGCAGACCCACCATTCTGTGAGCCACCTTCAATACCCGCACCACCACCACTTCCAGTTACAGTTGTAGTGCTATTGACGAATGATGAGTTTCCTCCAGCATTGCCAGAGCCACTTGAAACAGCAGTACCACCTGTGCCAATAGTAATTGTTGCAGTGCTTCCAGATAAGGTGACATACTTGATGGCAGTACCACCTGCACCACCACCTGCAGCGCCAGTTACATTAGCAGCGCCACTACCACCAGCGCCAGTAACTGTTACTTTACATTTAGATACACCCGCAGGAATAGTCCATGTACCAGATGAAGTAAATACTGCAATTCTAAAAAATCCACTATCAGTAATTGCTGTGGTTTGTGTCGTTGTATCTGGAAATGTGATTCCAGTTGATACTAGTTTCGTAGCCATTTTATTACTTCCTTATGGTGTGTCATTAGAGCTAACATCGCTAAGTGTCTTAAACACTCCTGCACTAGTCATGCTTGCAATTGTCGTTGCTCCATATTTAAAAAGCAACTTACCACCAGATTCTTCAATAGAAAAACCAGTAGTAGCAACCTTGGCAACAGTTCCATTAGCGTTACCCGTACCACCTTGAGCAGTTGTCAAAGCAGTAGTTAGTCCAGTAATAGAGGTAATATCACTATTAGCACCAGATTGGGCGGCACTTAGTGCGGAACGAGCAGCACTTGCCGTAGCTCCACCAGTACCACCCTTTGTTACTTTAAGTACAGGACCAGTATCAAACAAAGCATCAATTGTGTCTAAGTCAGTATTGATCTTAGTACCCCAAGTATCTGTAGATGCGCCTACCTCTGGCTTTGTCAGACTTAGATTTGTGGTGGTTGTATCTGCCATTTTCTACCCCTATGCGGCTATTTGCCAAGATTCGCTATTATCCGCAATTGCAGTCCAACTTTCACTATTGTCACTAATTGCGGTCCATGTTTCTGATATGTCTGCGGTCGGTGTCCATGTCTCTGAATTATCAGATATTACATTCCAAGTCTCTGGAGTGTCATTTTCATTAGCCCATTTTAATATGGCAGATACAACAACACTTGATACAGTTTCAATTGCTCCAGCAATATTTGTTATTGCGTTAATTGTGCAATTGACACTTGATATTGTATCAATGTTTGCTGAAGTCAATATAACTGCCAGAACAGATGCTTGGACACTGCTGACCGCATCAGATGATGCAGAAACATTTCTCAATAAGATTGCAGGACTTGATACAGAGCTTTGCGAGTCAATTGTTGATGCAACATTAAAGATAACAATTGCATTGCAGCTGGCATCAGACTGACTTACTACATCCGCAGCTGCACTGGCTATTTTCTGAGAGTCACATGAAGCAGCACTGCTTGAGCTAATATCTGCTGCGGCCTGTATCAGCCTAACACCATTTGCTGATACTGAGCTTGATGAATCAACAAGTGCAGAAACATCAAAAATCGTTATGGCATTGCATGAAACTGAAGTGCTTGAGTCAATTGCAGATGCAGCATTTCTGACCGCAATTGCGTTACATGTAATAGATGATGAACTATCAACATTTGCCGCAACGTCAAATATCCCACCATCAGATAGCGATGAGAATGGTGCTTGCGAAAATGCGCTAAATCCAAACATTTTTACTTATCTTTTAAAGAGTTAATTCAGACTCGGCCCATGAAGTTGTTGTTTCATCCCATGTATATTGTTTCCCGTCAGTAGGATAAGCAGTAGGTGAAACCCAATATTTTTTTGCTTCATCGTATGTCCATGAGGCAAAAGGCTTTGGAGGGTAGAAGGCGTCTTCGTCTTTGCTGTATGTGAACCCGGCAGACGGGAAAACATTGCGCAAAGAGCCATCTTCAGCGCACTTCAACCAAGTGCCGCCAAACTCTCGATAAAGCCAATCGCTGTCAAGAGTGTCAACAACATAGGTGACCTCAGCAACAATGTTGTTTTGTATTTTTGCGTACCAAGCCATTTTTTCTCCTTACGCTGTAAATGTGCCAGCGGTTGTAAAGGTATGAACCGTATAGCCACCCGAAGATGTCACTGTTCCACCAGTGCCACGCTGTGAGCCAAGGTAACGAATGATGAACACACCTTGAGTTCCGTTGCTGTTTTGAGCGCCGCCTTGTCCATAACTTCCGCGCAAAGCGTTTCCAGAATCACCGGGAGTTGCGCCAGAACCAGCCGTCAATGTTGCAGACGAAACAAACGAAGGGTTGTAGTAAGCAGAGCCGCCACCGCCGCCAGAACCGGGGTTTGTGTTTGAGCCAGCGCCACCGCCCCAATATCCACCACCACCACCGCCGGAGCCGCCAGAGTCGCCCTCACCGCCAGAAGAACCGCCTTGGAGTGCAGAACCTGCTTGCGAGGGGGATGAGCCGCCAGCAGACTGCGTGCCGCCACCGCCACCAGCAAGGTTTCCGCTTGTACCAGCAACTCCGTTTGTGCCGCCACCAGCGCCGCCATTGGCGGCCTCATA